GACTGGTAGCCCTCACCCGCGTCGTATGGCTCAAGCCGATACAGGGCGTGGTCGTCCTGCATCCTCTGCCTGAGCGGTTCGGTAGCGTCGTAATGGGCGTCTACCAGTGCTACGATATCCTCTGGTTTTCTTCGTGCCATCTACACCCACCTTTTCACATGGATACGTTCCCGTCCTTCGACGTAGCCGTACCCGAATCTGTCTATGAGGCCGTAGATTATGGCTTTTACGCCATGATTATACTTGTCTTCAGGGATTTCGCCAACTATGTTCCCTTCCCTGTCTGTTTTCCACCTGTACGCCTTGGTCTGCCCGTCGAATGGATTGGGTGCCGAGCCGAACTCCGAGAGGATGCCGTGGCACTTCGGGCTGAAGACGATACGTGGGGCGTGGGTCTTGGGGTCTATCTTGAGCCACCCCTTGAGCCTCTCCGTCCCCTCGTTGATCCTGATCTTCTGGGACGAGAGGTAGAGTCCTGTTCTGTCGAGCCAGACCTCTGCGGGGGCTGCCATTGCCTGGTGCTGGTTCCCTGCGATGTCGATGACCCCGAACTTTGCGTCGGGCCACCACTCTCGTGACTGGGCGACGTCGATGATGTCGTCGGTGACGAGTTGTTGTTCGTAGATCTCGTCGATGACTCTGATCTGTTCTCCGATGACCTGGACGACCTCCACGGCATACGCTCCAGCATAGCCCGGATCCATCCAGATATGGACTGGTTCACCTGGTTCATATTCAACCTCACTTATGTGTGCGTCAGGACGGAACTCAGGGAACACGAGTCCTTTGGGGGGCGAGGGTTTCCCCTCGATGCGTTCCATGAAGAAGTCGTCGCTCGACGCCTCTTTGAGTCTCTGTATCTCCGGGTCGTATTCCCCACCCGGATACAGGTGTATATTCGTATAACTCGGCAGGGAGAACGCCCGTGCATCCTTCTCCGCACCTGAAGCCCATGCCGTGAACATCTGGGGGTACCAACCTAGCGACCCCTCGAATGTTCCTGCGAGGAAGAGCCATCCCCGTTTCGGGGCGCATCTGCCCCTCAATCTGAAGAATGTTTCGATATCGAGCTGGGAGGCTTCGCATCCGAGGATCCCGTTGGGTGCCCGCATTGCGAGTGTTCGTGGGTCTTTTGCGCTCTTCGTTTCAATCCGTGTGCCATCAGCAAGAGTGAGATGACCGGGATCGACTCGCTTCGATGCTTCTTTGAGGATTCCGAGCATGGAGAAGTCCTGCAAGAGGTACTCGAACTCTGCTCTAGTCCTCTCATAATCCGCCGCAACGAGCCAGTATAATCCTCGCTCTTCTGTCTCCGCAAAGCGTCCGAGGAGATATTTCGATGCGATGAGGGATTTCCCTGCCTGTTCACCGCCTGCGACGAGGTTGAACCTGTAGGGCGAGTTGAGAATAACCTTCTGCTCGTCCGTAGGAGTGAAACCAACCTTCTGAAAAAGGTAGTCACGTAAATCAGGCCCTTTCGTCGCGGTGGTCACTACTCGCCTTCGCCTTCTCCCTCTTCCTCGTCACCGCCGGTCTGTTCCCCGGTCTGTTCCTCTTCACAGGCGCATTCCTCTTCACACTCACACCGTTCTTTCTCTGTCGTCATCTCTTCCTCCTTGATTTTGACATAGCGATAGCGACCGCCTGCTTCTGCGGGCGGCCTTCCTTCTTCAGTGTCCGTATATTACTGCTGATCGCCTTCCGGCTCTTTCCCTTTTTCAGAGGCATCGCTTCGTCGCTCCAGTATCTCGGATAACGTCCTCTCGACCGTCACGGGGAGTTTCTCCTCTTCCACATCGCCACGACCCTTGCCAACCTCTTTCGCCGCCTTGCGCCACTCGATGATGAGTTCCTTCGCGGAATCCTCACTCATAGCAAACTGCGGCCTGTACTTCTGGGGCATATTAGCATTCAACAAACCAATGAGCAAGATGTCACTGCCACGGTTCTTGTCAGGATTCCTCACCCGGTCGAGGGCCAGCCCCTCCAGGGACTCGGCAAACGACTGCCGCATCAAATCAAAACGCTTCGCGAACTCAGGATCCTTGTGCCAGTTCCCATAACTCAACCTCGATATGCCGGCTATCTCACAAGCCTTCCGTATCGTCCCCCATTCCTCATACGCGGCAAGGAAGACCTCCTTCCGCTTCACAGCGTCCAGGCTCCTCTGGGTGTTACTCCTCCCAGAAACAAGAGACTCCTTCTCTTCTCTCTCTTCCATCTCAAAACCCCCTTCCCCTAACAACCCTATCCCCTTATGAGTATTACTTAGTAATATTACTACTCCCCCCCCTTAAGGGGGGGAAGGAAGTAGTAATATTACTAGTAATATTACTCGATATTACTAGTAATACTATATCTAAATCACTGGTTTTTAAGGTTTTTTCGGGTATTACTAATGGTATTACTACCATATTACTCCTATCTGTCAATACTAGGACCCCTTTAGAGAGAAAAATTCTGTCAAGGGTATCACAATAACCAACCATAAAACGACAAGACATACCCCCCCTAAGCAACCGATCACAGACAACCGTAACCACCCTCACAGACCACTACCGACCACTAACCACCGACCAACCAACCACCAACTACCACGTACACAATGCCATCTACTCTCCACCATCTACAGACCAACTATCCACTACTCACTATTCTCTCCCTTCTCATACTACTCACCCTTCTTCTCATCGGACTTCTTGATTGTTGTCGATGACTGGCATACGTCCCTACCGCCCCAACCAACTCCTGCCGTCATCGAGCGGGGCGGGGCTTGGGCGGCGGGGGTTTTTTGATTAATTTCAGAAACTTCTGTAATTCGTTTATACATTGTTTGTGCTTTGTTTGTGTTTTGTTCAACGTTTCAAGCTTCAAATTATAGGCAAAACAAGCCCTTCTGATAGCTTCACCTATACCAAACTACTAGCAAGGTGGTTATCGATGCTGTACGTGTCTTACAGTGCGTTGTAGGTACATTGTAGGGTTTTTCTTGGATAGTTAACAAAGGTATTAATCTATCCAACTACATCCATTAATCAATCACTAGCAATCATCCGGATCGCTTAGTTATCGACAGCTTCGCTGTAAGAAATATTGCCAAGTATTTCCCTGGGAAATACTTTCACAAATTTCTTTATTTATTACGCTTGGATATTGATAAAAGTCGTGCAATTATCATCGTTTTTAGACTTTTAATGTTCTCTTTTATCGGTTAAACTTAGGTGATAAGTACAAACTAAGCACATAGGGAAAGGAGTTTGATATGGCAAAAAAGAAAAACGGTAAAAAAGTTACTGAAATGTGGTGTGATGTATGTCGATATTCAGTAGACCATGAATTTCAAGGAATCGGTCAAGGCTGGATATGCAAGGACTGCAATAATCACATTGGTTAGTCCGCTTATATTGCTGGTAAGGAATTTCCTTACCAGCAATGTTGGTTTGACTAACAAACCAAATTTAGCTTGGAGTGTGAAACATGGAAAGCAATAAAGCATTTACGACAATCCTGGATTTTAAAGCTTCTAAAGCTAACAAAACAGATACCTATAGAATTGGATTGGCTACTCGGGATGTAGCGGGATATGAACTAGGATTAAAGGTATGGCAAGTTGGCGGGCGGGATGTGAGTCTATCCCATGCAATAATTGGTTTGGTTGAAGCTGAAGCTATTGCTGAAAAGTTTAATAGTGAATACTTCAATATTAATCCGGAACAAGCCCTAAAGATAGTAGCTTCAAGTATCAAGGCGCAAAACGCACGCAATAGTTAGGTTGCTACTAATGCCAGTAAGGAATTCCTTACTGGCATTGTTGGTTTGCCTAACAAACCAAATCTAGATCTGAGGTGTGGCAATGGCAAAAGTTAAAGAGGTAAACAGTTATATAGTCTATGAAGGTATCAGTAATTATGACGGGGAAGCTATCGTTGTAATTGCTACTGGCTTTGCTAACAAAAGCAAAAACACAAAAACGGGAGACATGATCCAAACTTGGATCATGCGCCAAGATACACCACCGCATGAAGCTATTAGAAACGGTAACGATTACAGTATATGTGGCAATTGTCCATTACGCCCGTTGAATTACAAAGCTAATGGATTAAAAAAGCGTTGTTATGTGTTGGTACATAATGCGCCACTTACAGTGTGGCGTACATACAAAAAAGGCGGTTATGAACATATCACGCCCGAAAGATTGCGGGAATTGCTACAGGATAGCAATGGTTTAAGACTCGGTAGTTGGGGCGATCCCGCAAGTGTACCCTTTGAAGTGTGGCAATCGATCGGTGTAGGTACAGGCGAATTTAATCACACCGGATACACTCACGGTTATCTTGTGGATAACTTTGATACTAGATACCTTGACGTTGCAATGGTTAGCTTAGACAAAGTTACGCCACAAATACCACCCGGATTAAATGGCCGTAGCTTTAGAGTGATTGATTCGGTCGATGAAGTTTTACCGGGTGAAATCCTATGTCCCGCAAGTAAAGAACAAAACTATAAAACCACTTGTGAAAAATGCGGTTTGTGTGCAGGCCTTAACCGCAAAGCAAAAAACATAGCAATAATTATTCACTAGAAAAGAGGGAAACTATGGAAACTATGGAAACTTGTCCACTATGCAATGGTTACAGCATCGAATTAGGCACACTTGGAAATCTCACTCACTACCGCTGCCAGGATTGCGGAATCACGTTCTCTGAACCCGTAGAGGTTCACTGTGAGGACGGCTACAACCGATTCGGATATATGCAATGCAAAACTGAGGCAACATATTTGTCCTTGGTCGATGGAATGCGTGTATGTGAGGAACACGCACAGTGTGAGGAACACCCACGATGGAATCACTATATCAGGAGGGAATTTGAAAGCGGTATCAGAATCTCGACAGTCTAAAAGTTAGCTATCCATAGGAT